GAAGCAAGTAACAACTGCGACTATCTCATTGTAGGATTACAGACTGACCCAACTATAGATCGACCTGAAAAAAACGCACCCATACAAAGTGTGTTCGAACGATATGTACAGTTAGAGGGTTGTCGTTACATTGATGAGATTATTCCTTATGCCACTGAACAAGATTTACTGGATATATTGTTGACCTATAAAATTGATGTGAGATTTATTGGTGAGGAATATAAGACACTTGACTTTACTGGTAAGAAGCACTGTCTAAATAAGAATATAGAAATATATTATAACAGTAGACAACACTCCTTTAGTACCAGTGGACTGAGAAAGAGAACTGTACTTAATGTGCTCAAGAAAGAATATAATACTTGACAAAATGCTTACAGTGGAGTATAATGGAATATAAATTTAAGAGGTATAGAATAAATGTTAGGTGAGATTAATGAAAACAAATATGATATAACATACGAAGATGGTATTCGTATTGTTACTGCCAAGTTCTGGGCAGATTGTGAAGATAAGATCGGTACTTATATGGAAGATACTGATTGGGATTTTATAGTTGAAGAAGATACTGACTTCTATGCTCCATCTAATTTTGCTGGTGTTAACAATGAAGATAATATTATCTTTAAGTATCGTAAAAATATTTTTACTGCCGATGAACAGTTAGGTGCTTATGATGGTTTACTTGGAGCAGCACAACCTACACAGAATCGTGGAATGGCAGCAGGTCCGAAAGGTGAATCGCAAGGACAAAGAGATTGGTGTACTGATGAGCAAGTTGAAGTTATGGATTATTTTATTAATCGTCCAAACAGTAGCACATTGTTTGAGGAAGAAGGCGATCCTATTGAAAACATCAAACAAAAATATTTAAACAGCGAAGGAACAACTAGAGGTATCGTTTGGTTGCGTACAAAGATTGACGATGCTGGTTATAATTATAAATCATTCTTCAAAGATAAAGTTGAAGAGTGGAAAGTAATGGGTCTTGAAGAAGCATCTAAAGATGCGAATGTAATTAAGTCTACATTTATTTCTGATACAACTTATGCTAATGTTGTGTTGTCTGGTATTGCTGGATTCTTTGATAGATATCCTCGTATACCTTATGGTCGTGCGACTTCTTATACTGAACACAATCGTGATACCTTTGAGAAGTGTTATCCTTTTATGAGAAAACTTTCTAATGAGTTTGCTAATCTAGTTCCTAAAAGATATGGTGTTCAATTAAATGCTGCGAATAAACTTGATGAAAGATTTAGAGTTGCTGGTAAGGATACACCATTTACAACTATCACTGTAAACAAAAACTTTAGAACAGCATGTCATCGAGATGCTGGTGATTTAAATGAAGGATTCTCTAATCTAACAGTGGTTGCTAAAGATAAAAACTGGACAGGTGGATATCTAGTTCTCCCAGAGTTTCGTGTTGGGATTAACATTCGTCCAGGAGATTTACTACTCATTAACAATCATGGTGGCATACATGGTAACACTAAACTACTTCCACCTGAGGGAGTTGCGATTGAAGACATGGAAAGAATCTCATTGGTTTGTTACTTCAGAGAAAAGATGTTGGAACTTGGATCTTGGGAGTATGAAACACTTCGTAGAAACTTTGTAGACTATCGTAGAAAAGATAAATCGCATCCTCTCTGGAAACATCTATGGAATGGTGTATCTGAAAAGATGTGGGACAGTGATGAGTGGTATGAATATCTGAGAGAGCATGGTGGTGTGGATATGCTTGGAGTGTATCATCCCGAAGCAGTTGAGGAAAAACCATCTCTAGAATCTTTCTTTGGATAAATTATTTTAAAATTATTTTATAACTCCTTATAAATCAATACCTTACAAAAAAAATAATGCTTGACATTTTTCGTGCACTCAGGCATAATAGGTGTATAGTTAATAAAAAAGAGAGGTTATATGAGTTTTGAAAAGTTTTTAGAAGAAGTAGAATTAAAAGTTAAAGAAGTAGATATGAATGTCATGAGAGATTTAGAAGAATTATCTTTTCATTCAGGTCTACATTTAGATGATGACCAGCAAGAGTTAGTAGAACTGTATGCTGAACATGAATTTTATAATTTAGAATTGTATTAATTGAGAGAGGTATAAAATATGCAACAAATATTAGAGATTAGTAGAGATATGAAAGTAGAAATGGGTAAAATGAGTAACTCAGAATTGAATGACTTAATAAATTTTGCTCAAGAATTAAAAACATTTAACTCAAAGACTTCACTTGTTGTGGGTGCTAAAGTTTGGGTTGTTCAAAAAACTAAAAAGACTGAAGGTGTTGTCACTAAAGTTAAAAGAACAAAATGTTTAGTTGATATGAGAGGTAGTAGTTATTCTGTTCCCATGTCTATGTTAGAGGTGAGATAAAGTTTAGTCTGATTTTTCCACATGTGCGTGGTGGTTTGTACAGACTTAAAATAACAAAACCAAATTTGCGAGTTAATGTTTTGGTAGTTTTAAACTCTAAAAAGAAAAACTATCCTTATTTTATTTTTAGAGAGGTATAATATGACATTAGATGAATTAAATAGTACAGCAAAAACTTTAGTAGATGGTTTAGAAATAGATCTACAAAATCTTATTGAACAATACAATACAAATTCTAATCACGATTATTTAATTGATGACACTGAATTAGTCAATGCTATTGAAAAATTAAAATCCAGAATTAAAATCTTTGTTCCGTCACATGTAGTCGACAAATAAAGGAAATTATGAAACAGAAATTTATTGACGCACACATGAATGTTGCGGAGCAGTATGCGAGTTTATCCTCTGCTAAAAATCTAAAGGTTGGTTGTGTGATTGTTAAAGACAATCGCATTATTTCTATTGGATATAATGGCACACCTGCTGGGTGGGACAATGAATGTGAGTCTACATTCATTGACGATTATGGTGATGAGATTCGCAAAACAAAACCTGAAGTATTACACGCAGAATTAAATGCCATTGCTAAATTGGCAAGGTCTGGTGAATCTGGCGAAGGTTCTTCAATGTTTATTACACACTCACCTTGTATTGAGTGTGCCAAAATGATTTATGCTGCAGGGATTAAAGAAGTATTCTATCGACACTCTTATCGTGAGAATGCTGGTATTGGTTTCTTAGATTACTGTAACATTTCTGTTGAACACATATCACCTTATGGGAGGTCTTGATGCAAGCATTACAAGAAACAACTGATTGGGGAGAAGATAATATTCCTAATCATATATACTTTTATGAGAATAGTAAAATCTCTGCCTATATAAAAGAAGGAACGAATGAGATTATTAAATTTAAAAAACCTATTCCTTTCTCTAAGACACGAAGGAAATTTAAGCAACTAAAAGTTGAAGATTATAACCTGTAAAGAAATATGAAAACATGGAACATATATTGTAGTGGTGAAATCCACACTAATTGGAGAAAGACTCTAAAGAGTATGGCAAAGGCAGATGACTTGCCTATTGAATTCACTTCTGCTAATTGTAATCATGATGAGTCAGATGCTGCTGGTGATACTCTAGAACCATTCTGCGACAAACCAGAACATATGGGTGCAGAAAATTCTAAAGATTATTTTTGGAGAGATAATAAATCTGCCAAAATAAATCAAGCAAGAATCCAAACACTGATTAAAGAATGCGATATTGGTATTGTTACTTTTGGTCAGGGTGGTCATTTAGATTTTTATCGTCAATGGAATGTTGCCTTTGAGGCAGGGTGTTTATATGCAAATGGTAAACCATTTATTATGGTACATCCAGATTCTATACTACATCCTCTAAAAGAGATTGATGCACACGCATTAGCATGGTGTCAAAATTATGAACAAGTGATAGGAGTAATAAAATCAATATGTCTGAAATCTTAGAATTAAAAAAAGAACAAGAGATTGTGACAGTCACAGAATCTTACCCTTTAGTTGTTGCTAGAATAAATGAAAACTTTGAAAGAACATTAATATCTGTTGGGCAAAGTTTTTCTGAACAGATGTTTGATAGTGGACATAATAAATATGTACAATCTTACACTGAAGTTACAGAACCAAAGATAGAAGGCGAGTGGGGTTTTGATTTAAATGAGGGTGATAAGAGTGCATTACCGAGATGTCTTCCAGGATTAATATCTTGGATATATTGCGAAAAGCATGCGTTTAATGTTCGTATAGGTGCACCTATTGAAGAGGATAAAGTTATTCCTCTCCAAGATAGAGGACTTTTCTTATATCCTTCTTTTGTTAGTTATGTTTCAGTTGAAGCAACAGCAAAACAACAATACATTAGATATGGTTCATTATCAGTCCCACTACAGCATAAAGATGAAGACAATATTCCACACACTCAGTAATGAGTACACAATAGAGAAATATTTTTTAGGAAAGGATGAAAGACTAGAAAGTATTTGTCGTAACAATCTTAACGAGATTGTATCTAACTTATCCAAAGAAAGAACTGACTTTGGTTTTCAAAATTATAACATGAGCACTTGGAATTTATTTCAAGAATATGCTGATGACTTTGAGGAATTGACTACAACATTATCTAAGATTTCTAAATCATATATGAAAAATTATTTTGATAAAGAATTAAATGGTAACTTTTTTGTAAGTGAGTTATGGGGTATAGTAACTGAACCAGATGGTCTTGCTACACCACATAATCATTGGCCAGCATTATTTACTTTTGTTTATTATTTGTCATTGCCTAAAAATAATCCACCTCTAGTATTTACTGATAGCAATTTACAGATACAACCAAAAGAAGGAGAGTTAATATTTTTTCCATCTTGGATAAAACATGAAGTTCCTAAAAATGAAACTGATGGTAAAAGAGTTTGTTATGCTGGAAATATTTATTATGAAGAAAAGATGAAAGAGATAGGTGGTAGGACAGAAGGATTAGAACCTACTAGATATGATGACTGGGAAATGAAAGGCAGATGTATAGATTTTTAAGGAGTAACTATGGATTATATTGATACAGGATATAGTTGTATGCCATTGATAACTGATGAAGTTATGAAACAAAAGATGTTGAGTTTTATGATAGAGATGTTTGAGATGGGTATAACTTTAATGCGTGAAGAACTAATCACTAAAATCGTTTATTAAACTTATATAAATACTCTGAAACATTGGAGTATTTTTTAATGAGCGAATCTTACTTTATGGGACTAGATGGTTTTGTCTGGTTCACTGGAGTTGTTGAGAATAGACAAGACCCAGCAAAACTTGGTAGAGTACAAGTTCGTTGTTTGGGTTTCCATTCAGAAAAACTAACAGACATTCCTACGGAAGATCTTCCTTGGGCACATGTCATGCACCCTGTTACCGATCCAGCAATGCAAGGTTTAGGAAACACTCCAAGTTTTCTAGTAGAAGGCACATGGGTTATTGGATTCTTTCGTGACGCAGTAGAAAAACAACAACCAATTATCATGGGTACACTTCCAGGATATCCATCTGCTACTCCAGACACAACAAAAGGTTTTAACGATCCAACAGGAAAGTATCCTACTGATAGTGTAGAACATTCATTTCATAGTTTAGATGAATCGGATGTATCAAAACTTGCTAGAGGAGTTGATGCTGAAGGTCATAGGGCATTAATTGAAAGGAGAGGTAATAGGTCAGAAACACCTACTATTCAAAATGCAATCAAACCAGACTTAAAAGTTGTAAATGATAAAAGTAAAACAGAAACAGCATCTTCCTTTAGTGAACCGCATCCTAGAGGTGTAGAAACTACAGATGAAACAAACACAGGTGTCTATCCTTTTAATCATGTACACGAATCTGAGTCTGGGCACATACTAGAAATAGATGATACACCTAATGGTGAAAGATTATTAAGACAACACAAGAATGGTACTTACGAAGAAATAACAAACACTACTAGAACTGTAAGAGTTGGTGGTGATATTGAAGACCAAAGAGCAGACGATTATCTTATTGTTACTGGTGATTCTAATGTTTATATTATGGGTAATGCTAATGTAGTAACTGACGGAACTCTAAGACATAGAGTTAAAGGAGATTATGTTTTAGAAGTTGGTGGAGATTTTACAAGGAAAATTGATGGTAATGAAAAAGTAAAAATTGGTGCAAAGCAAGTCGATGATGGGGAAACAAAAAAAGGTGGTGGTAACTTAGAAGAAGTGATTAGAGGTAATCATACATTTAGTATTGAGGGTGGTATTTCAGGAGCAATAGGAACACGCGAAGATTCGCCGAATAAAGATTCTATTGTAACAGTTGCTGGTAATGATGTTAGACAAGTTGGTGCTTCGTTTACTTTAAGTGTTACAGGTCAATCATTAATTAAATCTGTTGAAGAATCGTCATTAGTTAGTGACAAAAGATTGACTGCATTTAGTGCTGCCAATATAGATCTTATATCTGGAACTGTAACTAATTTAAAAGCAGGAACAAATATGAATATTAAATCAGAAGCAGTTGGTACATTATTGTTTAGTGGTAACTCAAGCACAGTTACTGCGAAGAATGGTGGTGGTACTGCGATAGAACTTACAGGTCATGTACATGGACAACCAGACACTGGTGTAGATGCAACTGTACAAGGTAACACACTGGCACCAGTAGCATAGGAAAGAACAATGGCAAACTTTAAAGATTTAACAGCAAAAGCATGCGGATCTAATGAGAAACTTAATAGTCTATTAACAGAGGTAGATTCTTTTCAAGATACTTTGTTATCAAAGATACAAGAAGAAGCAGACCCAACAGGGATGTTATCTTCTGTACAAGGTAACATAGATTCTTTAAAAAATAAGGCAAAAGGTTTAGTACCAGAACTACCTAGTATACAAGACTTAGGTTTACAAGACCAATTAAAATCAATTAAAGATTTACAATCTAATTTAGGTGCTGCTAGTCAACAGTCATTGTTAGCAGTTTCATCACTTAAAGGCAAGTTTCCAGGTATAGATGTAGACACATTATTAAATCTAGATCCTTCTAGATTGGCAGAATTAGTTCCAGATTTAGATTTACAAAATCAATTAAAATCAATTCAAAATTTAAGAACTAGTTTAGGTGCTGCTAATCCAGAGTCATTATTAAAAGTAGCAGGACTTAAAAAGAATTTTCCAGACTTTGATGTAGACACACTATTAAAAGGAGATGCTTGTTCAGCACCTAATGTAACTGTACCAAGTGTATCCACTGTAATAGATGGTGTAGAACAACCAAAAGTTCAAACTTCATTCGCAGAAAATGTTACTCTTGCTGATAAAGAAGTAGACACCGAAGAAGATTATCGTATACCTACTTTAAAAATAGCATCCTATGGGCACAATGGGGCACTAAAAAAAGCAAAGGCAATGACAGCAGCACTTATAGTCAAGGATGCTGGTGGAACAACAGATGAACAAAAAAGGGCAAGAGATAGACAACGAATGAGAAATAATGGCAGGTTTGATTATGTTAAAGAAGTAGTTGTAGATTATACAGAAGATCAGATAACTAACTTTATAAAACTAGATGCGTCAAAGTTTCCTAAACTAGAAGAGTTTGAAAAGAATCCAGTTGCTGATAAAACTTTATATGACAAATATTTAAAAGAAGTTACAGGTTATGATAGTGATTATGATTATACTGAAAGTAATCCAAACATCGAACCATTTGAATTAAATGATTGGTATGCAGAACTTGGAAGAGCAGTTCCTACTTAAAAGTTATCTAACTATTACTAGATTCGTTATAAATATGTTATATTACAAAGGACTTGCTAATGGCGAACACATCAAAATCATATTACGATGCACAAACTGTAAATGACAGTGAAAGAAACTCACAAAAATATAGTGACTTAGATTTATTCTTTCGTAAAAATGGTGGCAATACTGACATCAATATAATTACTGATGTTCAAGCAGTTAAGAGATCTATTAGAAATTTAGTTTTACTTAACCACTATGAGAAACCTTTTCATCCAGAGATTGGTTCTGGTGTGCGTGACATGTTATTTGAATTAATGACACCTGTTACAGCACAAATACTAGCAAGAAAAATACAAGATGTTATAGAGAACTACGAACCAAGAGCAAGACTTGTTGGTGTTCGTGCTAACCCAAACCTAGACAGAAATGAATATGATGTTACTATTGAATTCTATGTGGTAAATGCTCCAACAGAATTAGTAGAACTAGATGTCATATTAGAGAGATTACGATAATGGCAACAGTAAACGATAAGAGATTAAGAGTAACAGAATTAGACTTTGATAATGTAAAGACTAATTTAAAAACATTCTTAAAGTCACAACAACAATTTAAAGACTATGACTTTGAGGGAGCAGGTATGAATATCCTGTTAGATACTCTCGCATACAATACTCACTATCTTGCAATGAATGCTAATATGTTAGCAAATGAAATGTACTTAGATAGTGCATCACTTCGTTCAAGTGTAGTATCTCATGCTAAGAGTTTAGGATACGAAGTAACTTCAGCAAGAGCACCTGTTGCTACAGTTGATGTTAAATTAATTACACCTGAAACTACAAAGACATTATCTGCAGGAACAGTATTTTCTACAAGTCTAGATGGGTCATCTTATCAGTATGTAAATATCTCAGATATAAGTGGTTCTAATGTTGGTGGAGAAATTATATTCCCTAGTGTTAAACTATATGAAGGAACATATATTACAGAAAGATACACTGTAGATAACAGTGATGTAGACCAAAGATTTGTATTACAAGATGTTAGAGCAGATGCTTCTACTTTAACTGTTAAAGTCCAAACATCTTCAACTGATACAACTACAACAACTTTCACTAAAGCAACAGACATAACTCAACTTGCTAGCACTAGTGATGTTTATTTTTTACAAGAAACTGATAGTGGTTTGTTTGAAATTTACTTTGGTGATGGTTTAGTAAGTAAAGCATTGTCTGATGGCAACATAGTTATACTACAATATATTGTAACTAATAAATCAATCTCAAATGGTTCTAACACATTTAGTCCACCTGCTAGTATAGATGGTGTCACTAATGTTACTGTTACTACAACAGCATCCTCTATTGGTGGTGCTGAACCTGAGTCAATCAGGTCGATTAAATTAAACGCACCATTAGATTATGCGTCTCAAGGAAGATGTGTAACTCCTAACGATTATAAAGTTTATGTTAAAAAATTATTTGCTAACACTCAAGCAGTATCTGTTTGGGGTGGCGAAGATGGAAGTTTTGATACTAGCACAGGTGTATCAGCAAATCCAGAATATGGTAAAGTTTTCATTTCTATCAAAACTACAACAGGACAAGATTTAACATCAACACAAAAGAGCAACTTAGTTTCTGCTCTTTCACCATTTAAAGTTGCTTCTATCACACCAGTAATAGTTGACCCTGATACTACAACTTTAATTTTAAATACTACTTTTAATTTTGACTCAACAGCAACAACTAAATCTAAAGAAGAACTCGAAACATTGGTTAGGTCTACTATTACCAATTATAATAATTCATCACTAAAACAATTTAACAGTTCATTCAGACATTCTAGAATGACTGGTTTGATAGATAATACTGACAGTTCTATTTTAAGCAACACTACAGTTGTGAGCATGGCAAAACTTATTAGACCTGTATCGCCTTCTGAGAATGCGTCATATACAATTAATTACAGTAATAAAATTTACAATCCACATGCTGGTCACCTAGCAATGAGTGGTGGCGTGATTGCTTCTACAGGATTTTTTGTAGACAATGGAGCAACAGAATATTTCTTTGATGATGATGGTAATGGTAACTTAAGAATATATTCTTTAGTAGGTTCTGAAGGCACAAGAGTTTATTTAAACTCAAATGCAGGAACTATTGATTATGATAATGGAATTATATCAGTTGGTGCAGTTAATATTACAGGTGTTGGATTAGTTGATGGTTCTACATCTTTAGATATTAGAATTGTTGCTATACCAGATTCTTATGATATAGTTCCAGTTAGAAACCAAATATTAGAGATTGATGCAGGTAACACAGTTGTTAACAGTAGAGTTGATGCTGAGGCAACAACTGGTGTAGGTTACAGTGTAACTTCTACAGGTGTTACATCTACAACTTCAGTAAATACAACTTCGACTACAACACCAACAACATCATATTAAAAAATGAGTGATATAGAGAGCAAGTCAAAACTGGTAACAAAATTATCACCTTTGATTGAAGGGCAAGTGCCTGACTTCATTCAGTCTGACCATCCATTCTTTGTCACATTTTTAAAACACTATTATCAGTTCTTAGAAGCAGGAAGAATTAAATACGATTCTGATATTCAGTATATTATAACAGAAACAAATGATACTGAGTATGTTGTGCTTGAGGGTTATACCGATGAACACCCTGACCATATTGAAGATAGGATAGTTACAGAAAGAGGCGACAATGGTTCTACTGGTCATTTTGAAAATAATGAAATAGTTACTGGTAGCACATCTGGTGCCACTGCTACTGTTCTTGTAGAAGACTCTAGAAATGAACAGATGTTTATAACATCTCAACAAAAGTTTATTACTGGTGAAACTATTACAGGTGCAACCTCTGGTTCTACTGCAACAGTAACAGAGTATCGTGCTAACCCTGTTCAAAACATTCAACAATTATTAGATTACGCAGATGTAGATAATAACATATTTGATTTCTTAACTCAAATGAAAGAATCATTTATGAACGATATACCAGATTCTTTAGCAAGTGGTGTTTCTAAAAGAGATTTAATTAAAAACATTCGAGACCTTTATACTGCTAAAGGTACATCAGAAGGACATAAGTTATTTCTTAGATTGTTGTTAGGAGAGAATGCTGAGATAGTCTATCCTAACCAATTTATGCTTAAAGTTTCTAATGGTAACTGGAGTTCTAATGCTGTATTAAGATGTACAACATCCAGTGGTGTTAGTGGTGAAGAAGCACTGTCACAATTAATAACAGGTAAAGTTTCTGGTGCGACTGCTACAGTGGTAAGTGTTGGTACATTTGTTGAAGGATCTTTTACAGTTACTGAGTTTATTATTGATGATATAGTTGGCACATTTAATGATGGGGAAATTATAACTTGTACATCAGCAACAAGAAATACTGATGTAACTTATACAGTTTCATCAGTAGTCAATAAAGCAACAGTTGTTAACGATGGTATCTTACACTCAGTCAGTGAAGATATTGATGTTGAGGGATTAGGAAGTGGATTAGAAAAAGTTCAAGTAGAATCTGTAGCAGGTGGTTCAGTAAGTGAAGTGTTTGTTAATACTGTTGGTACAGGATATGAGGTTGGTGATGATATAGTGTTTACTGCTAATTCAGATGACCAAGATGTATCAACTGCTGATGCATTTGTTAGTGTAGTTGGTGGTGGTATATTATCAGAAGATAATGCAAATAATATTGTTTTAGAAGATGGGACTTCATCATCGTTACAACCATTTCAGATTGCTCTAGAAGAAGGCAATGATTTATCAGATTTCTTTAGAGGTGATGGTGAAATAAAAGTATTTACATTATCAAATCTAAATGCTAACACTGATACAATTACATTACAGATAGATGATGTAAATTTAGCAACAACGAACTTACTTAATGAAACAGTTTGGACTGCATCTGGAACAACTCTAACATTTACTAACGCACCAGCAGATGGTGTTAAAATATTTGTAAGAGGTAATGAATCAAATTACATACTGCTTGATAGTACAAATGGTACTGCCGATGCAGGACATCAATTATTAACAGATACATTACAAGAAACTCAAGACACATATACTACGAATGATGATTTAATTGTATTAGAAAGTGGAACATTTGCTAATTTATCTGTTGCTACTGAAGAAGGAAACATTCGTAAAGTATTTGTAAACAATGGTGGCGAAGGATACACTAAACTTCCAGTTCTTACTATAACAAGCACAAGTGGTACAGGAGCAAAATTATTAACACTAACAACTGACATTGGTCGTGCCACTGGACTTAAAATTATTAATCCAGGATTTAGTCATACTTCTGATAATCCACCAGAATTAGATTTTAGAGCACACTTTGTACTAAAAAATGTTAGTGGTACATTTGCTGCAACTAATACTTTAACAACTCACAGTGGTACTGTGAAGTCCTACAATGCTGATACGCAGGTTCTTGAGACAACCTTTAGAGATGTAGAGGAAATTATTTCTGAGTCTGATGGTTCTAATAATCAAGGTATAGAACTTGAGAACGAAACACTAACACCTGCTGGTGTTATACTAGAGGACATACAACAGTTCGATGGTGGTGGGTTTGTTACACTTAATGGTACAGGAACAACTTCACCATCAAATGTATTCAGAAGATATAAGATTACTGCTGGTAGTTCATCTGCTGATGAGAATGTTATAAAGTTTTTCATTGATGGCATTGAAGCACCAACTTTAGAATTATTAGAGGGAAGCACATACTTCTTTGATTTATCAGATAGTTCACTTTATAATTTAAGTGAGTCATTAAACAGAAAGTTTCAATTATCAACAACTCCTGATGGAACTAATGCTAGTGGTACAGAATATACCACTGGTATTACTAAAAGTGCAACTTCAATAAGACAAGGCACTGCTGGAGCATTTTTAAAACTTGTTGTTGCTGCGAGTTCACCAACTTTATATTATTACAATGCTAACTTATCTGGTTTTGGTAACACAGTATTAACTCCAAAATTACCAGATACTATTAATGATGCAGACGATAGTATTTTATTAGATGGTACAACTAGTTATGAGTCTGTTATTTTACTTGAAGAAGGAACACCTAGATCTGATAATGCAACTGATACACTAAGACAAGAAAGTGGTCAAGCAATCGGCACTGTATTAGGTGATGTAAATGGACCAGAGTTTTTATTAGAAGAAAGTATAGAGGGTGCACCAGTACAAGATGAGGGTGACAAGTTAGTCATAAACGCATATCAAGAATTAAGTAATAGCAGTTTCTTATTAACAGAACATACAGGTGGTAGAGTTTCACATGAAACATTTGGTAATACTTTAGTTCTTGAAGACAATGAACAGATTTTATTTGAAGAGGATGAGGCACAATATTATATTGTTGCTGATGCTACTGCCACTGGAAGTAGAGATGAAAACTATAATATAATTTTAGAACAACCGATAGATTTCTCAGATAGAGATGTTGTAATCACTGACTCTAGTGGAGCGAGTGGTACTATCATCAATGCTGATATAGGTACTGGTACATCTACCATAGATACTTGGATGCAATCTGCAGGTTCTTACATTGATGCATTTAGTATTATAGATGAAGACTTAATTCGTATTCAAGATTCTTATTACTATCAAGATTATTCTTATGAAGTTAAGGTTGGTCAATCATTCTCAACTTATATTAATGAATTAAAGAGAGCAATACATCCTGCTGGATTCCAACCATTTGGTAAAGTTTCTATCGCATCAACTATATCTGTCGGATTAAGAAACGCAGGTTCCTTTGCTCCAGAATATCGAGAAAAGTTCTCACCAATACTTGCATCATCATTTGAAGCACTGTTTGATGAAACTCTACAGATGCGTATTGCTGCCAAGAAACTTGATGGACAAATCAATGATACACTAGTTCTTGAAAGTGGACATAGTATAATTTTCGAAGATAGAAACTCTGGTGGTAGATTAATGTCAGAAGAATCTATTGCTCCAGGTGGAGATGCTGAGGGTTATGCATTACAAACTATTAATGTTAAACGAGAAACATCATTACCATCACTTCGAAGAGATAACTTATTATTAGATCTTGCGTTTTATCCATTTACTGAGAACGCAGGAATACAATTAGAGAATGATACTCCAGGAAGTTTTAATGGAGGTTATGTTGTATTAGATGGTGTAGAAGTTATACCACAACCAGTATTATTTACAATACTTGAAGACGAATCTGGATTTGTTTTATTAGAAGATAGTGGTAGAATTAGACAAGAGGGTGATAGATGGTTTATTCCACCAGGAGATGATATCGCAGATATTGGTGAGAAAATTCATTTAGAAGAAGATTATGAAGATGCTGGTTTGACATTTGAACAAGTTGGTGAGATAAGATTAAGTGATGTATTTGAACCAGACCATATAAGATTAGAAACAATTGAGTCTACCTATTTTCCAGATGCGATAGAAATAGATGAGATACTATTAGAATCTAATGGTCAAATATTATTAGATGGTATTGATAGTGATGCCACATCTGCTGGTTATAAAGTATTACAAGAAACAACCAAGAGAGGATATTTTGATTTAGATAGTAATGGTCAAGTAGAAGCAGAAGAGTTTGACAGTACTTCTGTCTTTGATAAAATGCTTCAAGAAGGAGTGGATAATATTGTATTAGAGGATTACTTCTCCGCAAATGACTTTGATGATATTATATTGGAAGATAGTAGTGGATTCATATTACTCGATGGTGATATTGTTGCTACTTACTCTGACGCACAAAAATTTAGAGTGAACTTAGAAACATTTGAAACTACAACCACAGTATTAACTTTAGAAAGCACAAACTTAATAACTAATTCTGGTCATGTTCCATTTGAGAACTACACATTAAGTCCAGAAACTACACCTAATAAGATGGGTCTGGGATCTCTACCAGTGGTACACGAAGCAATTATTGATGTTAGAGCAACTGGTGATGTAGCACTAGAAGATGGAACTGATACAACAGGTGGTAATTTAGTATTAAATGGAACGAATGGTTCTTCTGCTAATGCAGGTGAAAACTTGGATTTAGAGGGAGCAACTGGTATAACAATTTAAAAGTCGTGAAAAAACTTTTATAAATATAAACATAAGTAAGTAACAGACAGGAAACGACACATGTCAGCAATTATAACCGAAAAATTTAGACAACATAATTCTAAGCAGTTTGAGGAATCTTTCTCAGAAACAGCAGGAAATGCTTATTATTTGTTTGTCGGAAAGTCAGCACCATTTACCTCTGGTACAACATCAGGAAGTGATGGATCCCCACCAATACCAAGTGATTCCCCAGCAGATACAGAGTATTATGCATGGGATTCTATGTTGGGTGCAAAGAAGATAACATCTTCAGATATAGCATTTACTATTCCTAGAAGGAACTGGGTAAATGGAACAACTTATGATATGTATGAGCACAATATAAGTTCTTCTAATGCAACAACAAGTGGTGCTTCTAATTTATATAACTCATCTTTTTACTTTGTAACATCTGATTATAAAGTATACAAAGTTCTGGATAATAATGGAGGAACTGCCTATTCAGGTGCGGAACCAAGTTCTACCTCTAGTGCTCCTTTTGCTTTGGGTGGGTATGTTCTTAAATACATGTATACAATATCAGCATCTAATGTAGCAAAGTATGTAACATCAGAGTTTGTTCCTGTCGTAACTGACTCTACTGTTTCTGCTGCTGCTGTCGATGGTGCGATAGAATCATTAACAATTACTGGTGGTTCAGGTTATACTAATGGCACATATTATGCTGCAGTTTATGGTGACGGCACTAGTGCTGGAACTGCATCAGGTGCTATCATAAGAATTACAGTAAGTAGTAACCAAATACAATCATTTGGTTTAACTGCTGGAACTGATACAACAGTTCATGCTAAAGGTGCTAACTATACTTTTGGTACAGTAAACTTGGGAACAGGATTTACATTTAGTGATGCAGGTTTAACAAGTGCATCTAATATGAGTGGTTCAGGTGGAGCAGTAAATGTTGTCATCAGTCCAAAAAATGGTCATGGGTTCTTCCCTTGTGAAGAATTGGGTGGTCACTTTGTAATGACATCAACATCTTTAACTGGTGATGAGGGCGACGATATTACAGCAGCAAATGACTTTAGACAAGTTGGTTTAGTTGTTGACCCAACAAACTTTGGTACATCAACTATTGCTAGTGCTACTACAATAAGACAAACATATGTTGTTAAGATGTCATCTAATAGTGGTAACTTCGAAGTGGATGAAAAGATTTCTCAAGCAACTTCAGGTGCTATTGGTAAAGTGGTTGAATGGGATTCTACATTAAAACTTTTATATTATCAACAAGAAAGATTTGGTGACTTTGGTACTAATAGTACAACAGGTGACCATAGTCTATTTACTGGAACAACCACAGTTACTGGTGCAACTTCTGGTGCTACTGGTTCACCTTCAAGCACAACTGAGTCAGTTACATTAGCAAATGGCACTGCGTTGTCATTATCATCTGGTTATGCTAATCCTGAATTAGAACCAGATAGTGGTTTGATATTGTATCTAGAAAATCGTAAACCGATACAAAGAGATACAGACCAAACTGAAGATATTAAATTAATAATTGAGTTTTAAATATGGCACAAAATACTGATTTAAATGTCGCACCTTATTTTGACGACTTTAATGAAAATGATAATTTTCATAGAGTTATGTTCAGACCTGGATTTGCGGTACAAGCAAGAGAGTTAACAACTCTACAATCTATTTTACAAAATCAAGTAGAACGACATGGTAGTCATGTATTTAAAGAAGGAAGTGTAGTAATTCCTGGACAGATATCGTATACTGATTCTTACGATAGTGTTTCTTTACAAAGCACATTTGGTGGTGAAGATATAGACGCAAGTCAGTTCTTAAATACTACCGATCCTGTATCTATTACTGGTGTTACAACTGGTGTTAAAGCATATGTTGTAGGATATCAAGATGCTACATCAACAACTGCACCAATCTTATTTGTAAACTATTACCAAACAGGGTCAGATAACTCAACTGCTGTTTTTGGTAATGATGAAAACATTACTGCTGATGTTGCTATAACACATACAACTGGTTATGCGATAGGAGCAGTTTCAGCAACAACTTCTACTACCTCTGCTTCTAATACTGGTTCGGCAGTAGAAATTAATGAAGGTATATATTTTGTTCGTGGATCTTTTGTAAGAGTCGCAGAACAAACATTAGTATTAAGTACAAACTCAATAACAGAATCTGCTCGTATAGGTTTAGTTGTATCTGAAGATTTAATTACACCTGAAGAAGATTCTTCACTTACCGATAATGCTAGAGGTACTAGTAACTATGCTGCCAAAGGTGCACATAGATTAAAATTCACATTAACACTTTCTAAGTTAGATGAAGAATCTGCTGATGATGGTTCGTTTATAGAATTAATGAACCTTAAAAATGGTATCGTTCAATCTGAAGCAAGAAATACAGATTATTCAGTATTAGGTGACACACTCGCAAGAAGAACTTTTGATGAGTCAGGTGATTACACTGTAAGACCATTTACATTTGAAGTAAAAGAATCTATTGATAATTCTGTAGGTGGTAGAGAGTTTTCTGGTGTGTATAGTTCTGGTAATACAACTGATGATGGTAATACTGCTGGGGAAACTTTATTATCTGTTGCTTGTTCTACAGGTAAAGCATACATTCGTGGTTACGAAGTAGAAAAGATTGCTACTACATTTAAAGATATAACTAAATCAAGAGATTTTAATACTGTAAGTGGCGGAATAACTAATTTAGATTTTGGTAACTTTGTAAAAATTGATAACTTGTATGGTACTCCAGACATTAGCGATGTAAGTGGTGAGGCAACACCATTCAAAGAAGTCAAGATTTTTAACACTGCTACTTCTTCTAGAGGTGCTGCAGCAGGAAGTCAAATAGGTACAACTAGAATTAGAGCAATACAATATTTAAGTGGCACATCTGGTAATGTGGCAGCAATATACAGAGCATACTTGTTTGATACTCGTATGTTTACAAAACTTACAATGAGTGGAACACCAAGTCCAACCATAGTAGCAAACGAAGCAACTGGTGGACAAAAAGTAACTGGTGTCACATCTGGTGCTACTGGTTTTGTTTATGGTTCACTAACAACTGGTACAGCAGTTTTCTTAACAAATGTAACTGGTACATTCCAAGCATCTGAAAAGATTACAGTTCATGACTCTGGTGAAACAGATTTAATTGTTGAGAATAGCAGTAATGCAGACTTAACTATTTCAAGTATTAATAGTTTTAAATTTAGTGAAGGAAAACAATTGTTCATGGATGACGCAGATTCTGGACAAGATTTCACTGCTGACTTAATACTTGAGCAAGTTCGTTTAGATTATACAGTAGCAGGAGATTTATCTACTACCCTCGCAGCAGTTAAACAACCAATTATTTATAGATCGGATGAAAACACAACTCTATTCGATTTACCAAAAGATACAACTAAGACTTTATTGACTGCAGATAACAGTGGTGCTAGTGACACACAATACACTATAAGAAGACAGTTCGTAGGAACATCTAACTCTTCTGGTGCAGTATCGTTCTCCGCAGGAACAAACGAAGTATTCGCATCCTTTGCAGAGGGTGACTATGTTATGACTATACTTGTAGCAGGAGATGGTTCAGGTGCACAGGGTGCCCAAGTTCCTATTTCTGGAAAAATAACAGGTACTGGTTCAGCAACAATTACAATTACTGATGATACAATATTAGGTGAGAATGCTAAAGTTAAACTTATCGGAACTATCGTTAAGAGTAATGTTGCTGCTGCAATTAAAACTACAAACCTATGTAAGCAATTAAAAGTTGCTGCTGACTCAGATCCGTTTGGTACAAGACCAACACATAGTGTAATATCATTAGGTAGAGCAGATGTGTATCAACTACTTGCTGTGTATGATTCAGAAAGCACAAGTGCAGATGCTACAACACCAGAAATGACATTGTCATCTGTTACTGGAACATTTGATAGAGGTGAAAGAATTACAGGTGCAACTTCTGGTGCTATTGCTAGATGTATTACAGCAACAAGTCCAATGTCTTATGTAATTTTAGGTGGAGTTGGTTCTACTGACTTTACTGCAGGCGAAACTATTACAGGTTCAAACTCTAGTGCTACAGCAACAGTCGGCACTGTAACTGTAGGAAGTAAATTACTTACAGATAATTATAAATTAGATACTGGTCAAAGAGATAACTATTATGATATTTCTAGGATACACAAAAATTCTGGAGCAGCAGATCCTACTGGAAGATTATTAGTTGTATATGATTACTTCTCTCATGGTTCTGGTGACTTCTTTAGTGTTGACTCATATACATCACAAGCAGGACAAATGAATTTTGATGATATACCAGCATACAATGAATCTTTAGTTAATCCACAAACAATACAAATAACAGGACATCACTTACTAAGAAACTCATTAGACTTCAGACCAACTGTTGCTAATATTAGTGGTACTTCTGAAACTATATCAACTGTAGACCAAGTAAATGCTGAATCCTTTGATTTTGTACATAGAGCATTTACAGGAACTGGTTCTGCTAGTATAGACATACCAAAACCAGATAGCACTTGTTCAAACGACTTTGAATTTTATCTATCTAAAATTGCTAACTTATTTTTGACTGCTGATGGTGAATTTAAAATTATAGAGGGTAGTTCTGCAGAAAGTCCTGAAGAACCAAAAGATTTAGATAACGCATTAAAACTTGCTAGATTCTTTATCCCTGCTTTCACATTTACACCAGATTCCGTTGAGTCTAGAAGATATAAAACACAAAGATTTACAATGAAAGATATTGGTCTTTTACAAGATCGTATCGAAAATATAGAATATTATACAGCATTAAGTTTATTGGAAAGAGATGCCGAATCTTTTGAAATATTAGATGCGAATGGTTTAAATAGATTTAAGTCTGGATTTATAGTAGATAACTTTGCTGGACATAAAGTTGGTGATGTTTTCCATCCTGACTATAATGTTGCTATTGATATGATAGATAATGAATTAAGACCTATCGGTGATGGTAGAAATGTTACACTTGTAGAATCTGTTACAACTGACTCAGAAAGAACAGGTGCTGGTTATCAAAAGACTGGCGACTTAATAACACTTCCATATACTGAAGAAGTATTTGTAGAACAACCTTATGCGACAAGAGTTGAGAATGTACAACCATTCATGACTAGTAACTGGGTTGGTAAAATTGAATTACAACCTGCTAGTGATACATGGTTTGAAACAAAACAAGCACCAGCAGTAATAGTAAATCAAGAAGGAAACTTTGATGCTGTAGTAGCATCTGCAGATATCGGAACAGTTTGGAATGCATGGGAAACTCAGTGGTCTGGTGTTGTGAGTACAATTACAACTAGACCATTCTTAGCAAATCAAGGAGTTATTCCACCAGAAGCAGTTATTCGTCGACCAATGATGGGTCCAGGTGGACCACCACCTGTTGCTAACAAGAAACAAAATGGAGATAAATTTAGATTCTTCTTGGTAAATGAAAATGGAGAAATAACTAATGACGCATAGAACTAATAACAATACAATAGTTCGTACAGTATCATCTGTTCGTACAGACCAAACAAGGACTGGTCTAAGAACTGGTGTTGTAGAAAATATAGAAACAGAATCAATAGGAAGTAGAGTAGTATCTAGAGCATTAGTTCCATTTATACGACCAAGAACTATTTCTTTTGAGGGTAAAGGGTTTCTACCAAACACTAGAGTATATGCTTTCTTTGCTGGTGTTGATGTTAATTCATTCTGTACTCCTGGAGATGTTGCTTATAATTCTATAGGAGCGAATGGTCAAAGAGTATCTTACACAGCACAATCTGACGATGAAACTTTTTCAAATGTGACAAGTCCAGTTGAGGGCAGTTCACTTATCGCAAATGGTGTAGGTGAAGTAAGAGGTACATTTAGAATTCCTAACACTAGATTTAGAGGTCAAGAAAACAATCCTAGATTTAGAACTGGTGAAGTAGAATTTAGATTAACATCCAGTTCAACTAACTCTAAAGATGATTCAGTGGTTGAAACTGCTGGACAGACAATCTACAACGCACAAGGTATTTTAGAAACTGAACAAGAAACTATCATAGCAACTCGTAATGCTAGAATTGTACAAAACACTGTTACACAAAATAGAAGTTTAACAAGTTCAACATCTCGTGATAGAATAGTTGAACCAAGAGGTCGAGTAGATCCTTTAGCACAAACATTCTTAGTAACAGAAGATGGTGGTTGTTTTGTAACTAAAGTAGATTTATACTTTGGTGGTAAAGATAAAATTTTACCTGTTTGGGTTGAGATAAGAGATGTAGTAAATGGATATCCTGGACCAAAAGTTTTACCATTCGGTAGAAAGGTATTAAATGCCAGTGATATAAACATCTCTTCAAATGGTGCTACACCAACAACATTTAACTTTGACTCACCAATTTACTTGAAGCAAGGTTTAGAATATTGTGTTGTGTGTTTAACAAACAGTTTAGACTACAGACTTTGGATCTCACAAATGGGTGAAGTTGATTTATCTGGTACTGGTCGAACAGTGTCATCTCAACCACATCTTGGATCTTTATTTAAGTCACAAAACAATACAACTTGGAATGCTGTACAATCTCAAGATATGAAACTTAATATGTACAAAGCAAAGTTCTCTACAACTGCTGGTACAGCAACATTAAAGAATGAAGAAATAGGGGAAGAAACTACTCAAGAAGATGGCACTACAAAATTATATGGTGCTCGTCTCGGAGCAAATCCTATCGTATTAACTCATGATACTCTAGAGGCAAGAGTAAAGCATGGTGACCATGGTATGTACTCTACTTCTAATAATGTAACAATCACTGGTGTTAAGTCTGAGATATCTACTACTCTTGATGGTGCTATTACTGCAACTAGCACATCATTAACTCTAACATCGGCAACAGGATTCCCAGGATCTGGTACAGCATTCGTTAAGATAAACAACGAGATAATCTCTGGTACTATTTCTGGAACAGCAATATCGTCCTTGACAAGAGGTGTAGGTGGAACAACAGCAGCAGCACATGTTGATGACTCAACTATTGAGTTATACATGATTAACAATGTACCATTAACAGAAATTAATACTACACACACTGATATTAGTAATGTCAATATAGATTCTTATACTATAACAATATCAACATCACCTGCTGTAACTGGTGGTTCTACAGATGCTGAGGTGGGTGGTGCTAATGTATTTGCTACTGAAAATTATAGATTCGAAACTGGTAAAACTATTATTGGATCTATGGAGTTACCTGATACAGATATATCATTAAACATAAAGAAAACTACAGGTACAAGTCCAAGTGGTACTGAAACATCATTTACAAAAGATGCAACTTCATCAGTAATTACTTTAAATGAAAACTTTAAATTAGATTCTACTGCTATTGTTGCTTCTCGCATAAATGAATTAAATGAATTAGGTGGTGCTTCTTCTTTAGAATTACCAATTACTTTGTCTACAACAAATGAAAACTTATCACCTGTAATAGATTTAGATAGAGCATCTTTAATTGCTGTATCTAACAGAGTAAATGATGTGGAATCATCTTCAGATGTTTATCCTACAGCAAACTTTGTTGACTCAACTAAACCTAGTGGTGACAATAACTCTGCAATATATTTTACTAAATCTGTAGTTTTAGAAAGTCCTGCTACTGCTTTAAAAATATTCTTTGCTGCTCAAAAACATTCTTCAGCAGATATTAAAATTATGTTTAGAATTAAACCACAAAACTCTGATGAAGATTTTGAAGATTTAGGTTTTACATATTTTAATACTGATGGTTCACCAGATGGTGGCATAACTAATTCTTTAGATGAAAATGACTTTAGAGAATATTTCTACACTGCTGGTCTTGATGATGAAGGTAGTGGAACAGCACTAGAAGAATTTAAACAATTTCAAATAAAAATTATTTTACAATCAACTGATGCTGCGAATCCTCCAAGAATTAAGGATTTAAGAGCAATTGCTTTGGCGACATAATATGGAAAAACGAGAGTATGTAAAGGTAGAAGATAATACAGATCTAGCAAGAGATATGAATTCTGGTGCTGTAGTTAATGTTAATACTTCTGCTTTTGAAAACGCAAAAAGAAGATCTTTGGATGCTCAAAGACAGAGGGATGAAATAAGAGATGCCACTAGAGAAATAAATAGTTTAAAGTGTGAGATGCATGAAATAAAAGACATGCTAAAAACTCTAATCGATAGATAAGGTTTCTTAAATGGCAACTGTAATCAAACCCAAAAGATCCGAAACTGGTAGTTCAGTTCCTTCTACATCTAATCTTGCTGTAGGGGAAATGGCAGTAAATACTGCTGACCAAAAAATATATGTAAGAGATAGTTCAGATAATATTGTTATAGTAGGTGCAGGTACAGCATCAGCATCAGAACTTGCTTGTGATGATTTAACTGCTGGCGATGCTGCTGTAACTATATCTACATCTTCTGGAAATATTACAATCGATGCAGCAGCAAATGATAGTGATATAATTTTAAAAGGTACAGATGGTGGTGCTGATACAACATTCTTAACTATCGATGGTTCTGCTGCTGGAGCAGCAACATTTAACAATAAGATTGTCGCAACAGAATTAGATATCTCTGGTAATATATCAAGCACAAGAACAGACACAAACACAAATCTTACTTTAACTACTACAGAAGATAGTGCTAGTGCTGGTCCAGTTATAGATTTGAAACGAAACAGTGGTTCACCTGCTGACAGCGATTACTTAGGGCAGATTAAATTTCAAGGTGAAAATGATGCAGACCAAGAAGTTTTATATGCAAAAATTACTGGTAAGATTGGTGACGCATCTGATGGTACAGAAGATGGTATTATAGAGTTTGCTTGTAAAGAAAATGGTTCTAATGTTATTAACATGAGATTAACTAATGACCATTTAAATCTACTTAACAGCACAGATCTAGATGTAGATGGAACAGTAACAGCAACAGGTACTTCTGTCTTTGCTTCATTAGATATATCAGGTGATATAGATGTTGATGGTACTACAAACTTAGATGTAGTTGACATTGATGGTGCTGTAGATATGGCAACAACTCTCGGTGTTACTGGAGTTGTAACTGCTAATGCTGGTGTAGTTATAGATAACATTACAATAGATGGCACAGAGATAGATTTAAGTTCAGGTGATTTAACATTAGATGTAGCAGGAGATATTATTTTAGATGCTGGTGGAGATGAAGTTATTTTTAAAGATGGAAGCACTAATGTAGGACATGTTAGTTTAGACAGCGATAATTTAACAATTAAATCTTTAGTTAGCGATAAAGACATGATATTTCAAGGTAATGATGGTGGTAGTGGTATTACAGCACTTACATTAGATATGTCTGCTGCTGGAGCAGCAACATTTAATAACGATGTTACTGCGTTCTCAGATGTAAGACTTAAAGAAAATATTGAAACTATACCTGATGCGTTGAATAAAGTTTGTCAAATACGAGGTGTAACATTTGATAGAAAAGATACAGATGGACCAAGACAGATGGGTGTAATTGCTCAAGAAGTTGAAGAAGTTGCACCAGAAGTAATAAGAGAAGATAGTTCTGATGATAAAATTAAATCAGTTGCTTATGGTAATATGGTGGCACTCCTTATCGAATCAGTTAAGGAACTAAATGAAAAAGTAGAAAAACTTGAAAAAACAATTATAAATACTAAAAAGATTAACAGGTAGGATACAAACATGGCAATATCTGCTACAAGTGTTCCAGCAACGAACACATTAAATCAGTTAAGGACGCAGTTCAATAACCTCGTAACCGATGTTACAGGTATTGAAGCAGGTACTATTGAATATAACGAATTAAATACTAATAATATTTCTTCAGGTACTTTTAATGTAAAAGAAGATGGAGTGATAGTATTTGAGGGTGCTACTAATAATGACTTTGAAACTACCTTAACAGTTGCTGACCCAACAGCAGACAGAACAATTACATTTCCTGACGAAACTGGCACTGTATTATTAAGTGGTTCTACAAGTACATTTAGTGGTGCAGCAACAACAGTTGTTTCAAGTGCTAATAACACTGCTAACGAAAGTGTTTTTGTTACTTTTGTAGATGGTCAAACTGGAAGTCAAGGAATTGAAACAGATTCTAATTTAACATATAATCCTAGCACTAATATTTTAAATGCTGAGATTCCAGCAGATAATCTTTCTGCAGGTGATGCTGCAATTAACCTAACTACAACATCTGGTAATATAACCATAGATGCTCAAGCGAATGATTCTGATATTATAATTAAAGGAACAGATGGTGGTGCTGATACAACATTCTTAACTATCGATGGTTCTGATGCAGGTAAAGCAACATTCAATGGTAATGTTACAGCAGCATCTTTTACAGGTAATATAACTGGTGCTGTTACAGGCAATGCTGACACTGCTACAGCACTTGCTACAGCAAGAGCAATCGCAGTCGCTGGGGCAGTTGCTGGTACTGCTAACTTTGATGGTTCAGCAGGAATTAGTATTTCTACAACACAACAAAATAATTCTGTTACATTAGGAACACATACAGCAGGTGATTATGTAGCAACGATTACTGGTGGAACAGGTGTAGATTCCACTGCTGCAACATCTGGAGAAACTACTACTCATACACTATCAGTAGATTTGTCAGAACTTACAACTTCAACTTCTGACGGAGATGGTGATTTCTTTGCAGTTGTTGATGCTTCAGATGCTCAAAAGAAATTAACAAAAGGCAATATTGCTCTTTCTGGTTTCAATAACGACTCTGGATTTACTACAAATGCTGGAACTGTAACAAGTGTAGAATTAACTGCTGGTGCTGGTATTGATGTATCAGGTGGTGCGATTACAGGATCTGGTGCGATTACAGTAGCAGTAGAAAGTGATTTAAGAAACGATGTATTTCAAATAGGTAGAGATACTAACGATTATTATATTATCAACACAACAACTCATGATTGGTATCTAGATGGCAACATGGATATGCGTTTAGAGAATGATGGAGATTTACATGTAGATAACGATGTAATTGCTTTCTCAACTACAACTTCTGACGAAAGATTAAAGACTGATATTTCTACAGTAGAAAACGCATTAGAAAAAGTTAAAAGTATCAGAGGTGTTGAGTTTACATACAAAAATGATGGTAAGAGAAGTGCTGGTGTAATAGCACAAGAAGTAGAAAAAGTATTACCACAAGCAGTTAGAGAAAAAGCATTACCACTCCAGATGGGTGTTGAAGATGAAACCGAATATAAAGTATTACAATATGACCAATTACATGCCTTATTAATTGAGGCAGTGAAAGAATTGTCTGATGAAATTGAGGAGTTGAGAAGTGGCATTACCAAGTAGTCCCAATAGTTTATCTATAAATCAAATAGCAGGAGAGTTCGGTGGATCTACTCCGCATTCTCTATCAGAATATTATGCTGGTGGTGATAATGTAGCATCTGGAATACAAGGTGACAGTGGTGCTATTCCATCATCAGGTGCAATCTCTATCGGTCAATTTTATGGATCGGCAAATAGAATTAGTATTGCTCTAACAATATCTTCCAATACAAACAACTATCAAATATCTCAAAACAGAGGTGGAACTTATTCATCAGGTATAACTGACATAGTTCTAACTAACAATGCTCAAGTAGGTTCTAATGCTGTTGGAACTGCTGCACTTGCTACAGGTGCATCACCCAACTGGGCAACTGGCGACACAATTACTATTGTAAACAATGGTGCATTTAGAGGTCGTGGTGGTGATGGTGGTGGTGGTATGACTTCTGCAGGTGCATCAGTACAAGCAGGTCAAGCAGCAGGTGATAGTATAGAAATTAATTATCCTGTTACTGTACAAAACACTGCTCCAGGTGATATCTATGCTGGAGGTGGAGGAGGTGGTGGTGGTGCCAGAGGTTCATCTGTACAACCTGGACAACCTGGAAATCCAGGAAACCCACCAAGTGGTGGTAAGAGTCCATCTCCTGGACAACCTGGACAACCTGGAAATCCACCAAGTACACAATTCTTCGGAGGAGGAGGAGGTGGCGGTGGTGCTGGATCACAAGCAGGTTCTGGTGGTGCTGGTCGTAATAGTCAAGGACAAGCAGGACAAGCAGGATCAGCAAATTTAACTAGTGGTGGAGCAGGTGGTAACTCTACTGGGCAAACAAATCCTAATGGTGGAGCAGGTGGTGCTAATGGTGCTGCTGGAGGACAAGGTACTGGAACAAGTGATGGTGCTGGAGGTGCAGCAGGTAAAGCAATTGAACCAAACGGAAACCAATTAACATTAAATAATTCTGGGCAAGTCATTGGAGCAACATCTTAATGGAATTAAGTAGAATTGTAGTTCAGAATAAAGATATAAAAGAAATCGCATATTATGCTTTGACTAAAGATGATACTCAGATGTTATCTTTGAAGTCAAGAATACATGCTGTTTGGAATAACTTCTTTATTAATAGAAGAGGATTTGAACAGTTTATTCAGGAAGCATACATTGATGTTTCTAATCCAAATATTATAACCATCGCATCTTATTATCTAGATGATGATGGAGAAACTGTTAAAAATATTTTAGACTCTGTTCCAGATACTGTTGCTAGTGGTCTTTCTAGAGCAGAAGCAGATCGAGAATTTCATAATGATACACAAACAATAGAGATAGAGTATACCTCTCCAAGTTTGCCATTTAGTATGCCTTCTAATGTTAGTCTTAGAAGAATGACACATGACTTTGATGCAAAGTATGTTGATAAGAATAAATCAAATGTATATGTTATAGGTGAACTTGCAAATGTAGACTCTTTAGTCAAATCATTAAACAGTAGTTTATCTGCTACTATTCCATCAGGATATACACTTAGTGTAAATGATTCTTTTAAATTAGTTTTTGATAACGATGACAATTTAACTGCATGCACTTTATCTCCCCAAGATTCTTTTCCATATGCTGATGAGAATATTCCTCTTTCTTTATACCATAATCTATTATTAAATAAAGAACAAATGTTCTGGACATTTAACTTAACAGATGAAACAAGAAAGTTTGAAATCGCATATAATTCAGGTTCAGCATATCCTGTAGAACCATTGGGAAAAAATCTATTATTGCTAATGATAACAGAAGAATACGATTCAAGTTTTAATAATACTAATGTTCAACATGTATATGTTCAAGGTAGATTACATGATGTATATGCATGGGCAAAGAGTTTAAAGTCAGATATAGATTTGCCAATACCTGACGATTTAGATACAACCGATAAAATATTATTTGAAGATGGTTCTGTCTATATGATACAAGAAGGTGAGTTTATGCCGAATGATGATATGGATTATATTTGTTTCGAGACTGGTGAGAGAATGATAATTCGTGAACATGAATTAACTGAAGATACTGATTACTTTAAATTCTCATTTAACTCTGATGATGAATTAACAAGTGTAGAATTATATGGTGGTGTTCAGGTACAACAAGTCAGATCTAAAAAGGTTAGAAGACAATTTAGTATTGAACATACTTTAAGATATTCTGATGGTATTAAAAACTTAGATGTAACTGAAACACTAGTTTCAGATTCAGCATGTAAAATTGTTCAACCAAAATATGACACAGATGGATTTAGGTACGCAGACGAATAAATTATGTTCTTACATAGAGTATTGATTGAAGACTGTAAAGTCTTAACTAGAGTATGGTGGTTTGATCCAACAAAACTATCTGAAGTAAAATTTGTCAAAAAGATTCACAAACAGATAAGTGATGTGTTTCCTGATGAGACATATACTTATCCTGTCAATCACATCTATGGTATGAACCATGATGATAATAATATTATATTTCATATGTGTTCTCCCTTTGAAGATGAAATGAAAACTTTAGAAAGGAAACACGCACTCAAAGCACAACATCCTATATTGACAGGCAAAGCATACACTCGATACCTTTACAATATGGAAACTAAATCAAAAATATTTGAAGTAGTTTATAGAGATATAGAAAACTTTGGATATGAAAACTATCCAGATCCTGTTGTTGATGTTCCATCTACAGTTCATATTAATACTGTCTCAGAATTTTACGATGAAGATTTTAAATACATATCTCAAAATATATTAATAAATGGATGTGATAATATTAAAGCAGTGTATGACTTCGCAGATAGTTTGAACAAAGATATTCCTAAACCTATACCTGTAGATAAATGGTTACATAAAGACGATTTATTTAAGTTTGTATTTGATAAGTATGGACACTTAATTAGTTTACAATTATGGGCACATGTTGATAGAGTTTCTATTCGTGAGAAAGGTGAATACAGAACAGAGTATAAAGCAGATTATGCAGACTGTATAAATAATTTAGATGAAACTGAAATAGTAATACCAGAGTATGATGATTATGGTAATTCTATAAAGTCATCAAAACCAAAAGATAATGAACAATATATTTTATTTCCTAAAGCAAGGGATAAAGACTATGAAAAAATTAATTACAAAGATTTTTAAAAACTGTGGCATAGGCACAAGTCATGTAATCAATAAAGATGGTATTACCTGTATAAAAAGGTATGGTTTCTGGACTCCCTATCTAACTATCTTTATTTCAAAAATATATCCAATCACACATTTACATAAGATATCGCAGGTGTATCATTCACATCAAGGAAGTTTTCTATCCTTTATTTTAAAAGGAGCATATCTACAAGATGTGTTAGAAGTAAATAAAGTATTTCGAACTTCACATAAATGGTTTAATTATCTTCCTTGTGGATGGCATCATAAAATTACTTGTTATAAACCAGTATATACATTAATGTTTATGGGAAAACGAAAGTGTGAACCAACTGTAAGATTAAAAGAAAGTGGTAGGAAATTAAAACATGAAAGATTTTTTACAATAAGCGATTAGAGATATGATATATTTACATAGAGTGATAGTTGAAGACAACGAAGCAACTTGGAAGATATACTGGTTTAATCCAGGAATATTGTCACATAGAAAAAAGGTGAAGAAAATACAAGAACAAATATATAAAGTATTTCCAAGTGAGACATATTCTTGGGCAGATCCAGCACACCAATGTTTTGGTTATCATTTAAAAGATAATCTCGTTGTAACTAATGTATGTGGTTCTGATGATTTTAATCTTGAAAAAAATAAACACTACAAAGAATTAAAAGACCAACATGAAATATTTTATGATAAAGATTTTATCTGTTTCTATTATGATTTAGATAATGCTAAGAAATGGTCTGAAGTTTATTATAAGACTGACGATAATCCAGAAGTTATTTGTAAAACTAAATTAGATGATGGTTTAGAAATTGCTTGGATGTCAGAATATTACTCAGATACATTTGAAAGAATGGGACAAAATCTTTTTATAACAGGTAATACTGAAGATGTATATATATGGATTGATAAACAAAATAAAGATATTGCTAAACCATTTACAAATCTTGTTCATGTAGATAATGGAACTGATGCTATTGATAGGATAAACACAAAGAACGCATTTAAGTGTGAGTATGATAATGAGGGAAATTTAATTAGACTTAAATTTTTTGGTTGTGTTAAAAGAACTAAAGTTAAAAAGAAAGGTGAATTTTCTCATATTGAGATTACATCAAGTTATTCAAGCAGTATAAATAATATAGAACAAATAGAAATTGTCGAATCGAAGTATGATGATAATGGTAATCAAGTACCATCAGATATTATAAAAAGAGTTGATGATTATATTTTCTTTCCTAAAGCAAGGGAGAATGGTGAGTATGAAAGAGTTATTCTCGAAGATATGTAAAAAACTTAAAATTGGATTTGGTCCAAATCATGTTGTTGCCAACAATGGTGTTACAGCATTATCACGATGGGGATTCTGGTCTCCATTCTTCACTATCCTAGTATCAAGAATACATCCTATCGACCATGATAAGATGTTCAACAATACACGAAACGATGCTAGAGTAATATATCACAGTCACGAAACAAACTTCTTATCATTAATTTTTTGGGGTAAGTATATTGAGGAAAGAAATGTTAATGGTACAATTGTTGTCAAAGAAAGAAAGTGGTTTAACTATGTGAAACGAGATACCTTTCATAGAATTAAAGCAAAAGATTATGCTTGGTCTATACAAGCAGGTTTTACTAGAGATGAAAAGGTGAAAGTAAAAATTAATAATAAAATATATCCACATAGAAGATTGTTTACTATGGGTGGTAGGAGTGATGGAACTTTAGGATGATGAAAGTATTAAATGATGTAGATAGCACTGATATTGAAAACTATTGGGAAGTAACTAAAAGTGATAGTGAAGTTTTTCCTTACTTGATTGTTGATAATTGGTATAACCCAGAAGAACTAGAATCTGTTTGGAAAGAACTAGATTTTTATCAGTCTTGTCCTAGACATAAAATTTCTAGAACAGAAGAAAACAATGCACCTGTTGCTCGTGAGATAGATGGTACACCAAAGAGTAAAGCATTTAGATTTCATTTGTGGGATTTATACTTAACACAAGAGGGTAGAAACTTCTCAAACATATTGAGAAATATGTACAAACAAAGATCGCCTGAGTTTTATAAGATTGTTGAAGATGCGTTTCCTATTCACCACCATAGTTACAAAGGTACAAATACTGATGGAACTATGATTTCATATTATGAAGATGGTGATTATTATAAACCACACATTGACAGTATGATGTTTACTTGTTTGATATGGGTTTACAGAGAACCAAAACAATTTAAAGGTGGCGACCTACGATTACCACAAGCAGAAAAAACAATAAAAGTTAAGTCTAATCGAATGTTACTCTTTCCGAGTTATTTTTCACATCAAGTAATACCTGTAAAATTTGACAAAGAACCAACACAAAGTGGTCTTGGAAGATATTGTATTACACATTTTTATAATTGGGAGTCTAGTAATGTTCAAAGTATATGATAATGTTTTAGATACACAAATGTTAAATTATGTTGACGATTACATTAAAACACTCCCATACTTTCCACATACATCTACTACGATGGATGAGGGTAACTTCTTTGCCACAAATGATTTAAGAGAAGATGTATTGTTTAATTTTTTAACTAGTGTAATTACAGAGTATAATGACAAACCTTTATTTAAAGAATGTCCACATGTAACAAGAGTATATGTTAATGCTCACAATTATGGTAAACACAATGGTGGTCGTTGGCATACTGATGAAGGCGATAATGGTAATGGTTGGTGTAATGCTACAATTATCTTTTATCCACAACAATGGCAAGTAGACGATCTTGGTGGTACATTATTTAAGAATGGTGATGAAATAGAAACAGTTGATTATGTAAGAAATAGAATGGTAGTATTTCCTGCTAATATGCCACACAAGGCACAACATCATCTTAATAAAAAAACAATGAGATACTCAATCGCATATAAAATGAGAGGTAAACTTAATGATTGGTAAAACAGCATTAGTGACAGGTGCGACAAGTGGTATTGGTAATGCTATCGCAAACAAATTAAAACAAAGTGGTGTTAATGTCATTGGTGTTTCCATGACAGAAGAAGATAAACATAAATTTGATGGTGAATGTATTGTTATAGATTTAACTGATGAGGAACAAATAAAAGAAGAACTTTCTAAGATAGACAAACCAGATATCTTAATTAATTGTGCTGGGTTTTGTTTAGTCAATAAGAACATTGAAGATACAACTACTTATGATTGGGATTATACATTTGATTGTAATTTAAAATCTATGTTTTTACTAGTAAGAGAAGTTGTTCCTAGTATGAAAGAAAACAAGTATGGTGTTATTGTAAATATGTCATCAATATATCACAAAGGAGAATCGTTTCAATCTCCATACTCTGCATCTAAATCAGCAGTTGTTGGATTTACTAATTCTCTTGCTAAAGAACTTGGTGGATATAATATAAGAGTACACACTGTATCTCCTGGATATACTAGAACTGATATGACAAAGATATGGAGAGACGAAGGGTATGAACCAGAGATTATATCTATGACTCCATTAAGACAGGCAGGAATGCCTGATGATATAGCAAACCTTGTAAACTTCTTATGTTCAGATGAGGCAAAGTTTATGACAGGTAATATAAACCATATTGATGGAGGATTGTCTTTATGAATTTATATCATGACTATTATTGGTTTAAAGAAGCAATCTCTCACGATGTATGTGATGCCATTATAAAGATGGGTGAGAAACAATTAAAAGCAATACGAAAAGGTGGTGGAGAGGTCTCTGGTACAACGAGGAGCAGGGATGAAAGACAATCTGGTACAAACTTACCTAGTGTCAAAGAACTAACACCTAAAGAAGCAAAAGAAAAGTTGGGTGACTATTATATCAGAGATTGTAATGTAGCATGGTTTAACGACCAATGGTTGTATGATTTAATTTGGCCATATCTAGAAACTGCTAATAGTGAAACAGGTTGGAACTGGGATATAGATTGGGCAGAGAGTTTTCAATTTACAAAGTATGACAAAGATGGGTTATATGGTTGGCACAACGATGGTGGTTCAGACCACTTTGGAAAAT